CGATCATGCGACGTGCCGCCGACTGGAATACTTCCTTCGGGTTAGCCTGAGACCACGCGTCATAGAAGGCGGAGGGGCTCGTCCACCCGTTGCGCTGAGCTTCGTTCCAGTCGTTTTGGAACTTACGCTCGCGAAGGAGAGGAGTCAGACCACCAACCAACACCTGCATATTGGCCTGCGGAGTCTTAGTGGGGTCCGGCATGCCGATAGTACGAATCACTTGGTATTCGGCATTAGCGAAGCGAGAGTTAGCAGCGGCCAATTGGGCCAAAGCAGTCTGGACGCCTTCTTTCTCCAGCCACTCCTGAGCGGATATCTGACCACCAGCAATGCCGGAGGCTATGGCATCCAATCCGAGAGACTGGGCGTACCTAGCCACAAGGCCAGTGGCGTTAGCACCAGCACCCGATTGGAACAGCTGCAACGCACGGGTCATAGCCATATAACGGGTAATGGCATCTTCGACTTCGGGGCCACTGCTGAGGCCCCTTGTCATAGCCCTATCGCGTTCGATTTGAGCTTCAGCTATGGGGCCGATGCTGGAAACGCGCGAACCCTCTGGAACGTTAGGCGTAATATACCCACCGCCTCGTGGAGCTGGAGGTATCACCGAATTTACCCGAGTACTATTGCTTTCTACAGAGGCCCTATTCCGTGCTGGTGCCGCCGTAGGTGCTGCTGAGGGTGCCGCGCCGGGAGGCTCCGTGGCGGCTCCGGGAGCCGTTGAAGGGCCAGCAGCGGGTGCAGTAGCAGGGGCAGGCGCTGTGGCCTCCGGAGCCGCTCGCGGACGCAACGGCGGCCTAATCGTGGCGCCCGTGGTGGGGTCCACGTAAGGAGCGACTTCTTCTTCGACGCCGATGCGACCTCTTGTGCGTGCTTCTTCCTCGAGTTCAGCACGCCTTGCCGCTTGTGCGGCAGCTTGCTCAGCATAATAATAGATAGGAGCACCCCTGTCGGTTCTCGACATGGGCAAGCGCCCCGTAAGAATCTCTGACCGCTTGGTAGTAAGGGCTAAAGCCTCATTTACTAGGTTAGATGGGTCTTGCCCTTGAGCCCGCCTATATTCGGCTTCCTCATTAAGAGCCCTGATCCTGTCGGCAAGAAGATACGGGTTGTCGTTAGGTTCGATTTGACTCCATTGAATCGTTTCGCCCTGCGGAGTCTGAGGCGGAGGCAACGTGGCAGGAGACGCTGCAGCTGCGGGCGTACCGGCACCCGTTGGCGCAACGGCAGGCCCAGGACCGGCAGCACCCTCGGGTCCGCCACGCGGAGCGGCGGGAGGTGCACCGGCAGCGGCGCCTGTGCCAGCGGGGGGCGGAGGTGCAGTACCAGCAGCAGAAGGCGCAGCTCCAGCGGCAGGCGGAGTGGTACCCGTACCGGCAGTTCCTGGCGCTGTATAAGGCGACGGAAGGTTTAACCTGCCATATACCGCGTTAGCAACGCCCGCCATACGACGATTGAATTCATCGGTAGAAACGATATTACCTGCCGGGTCGCGATAAACCGTTTCCATCTGACCCGTGGTCGGATTTCTACGATTAATGATCTGGTACTGGGTCGGCATTTGACGCAACATTTCGAGCAATTGCTGCGTTTCTTGCACGTTCGTGTGTTGAAGCTGACCGACCGCCTGAGCACGCTGCACAGCGGTCTGCTCCTGCATACGCTGCCTTTCTTCGGCACCCGCTTGCATTCCAGCATAAGTTTGAGCGCCAGCTCCAAGACCCTGTAAGACTGCCGAGCCGAGATACCGACTGGGCGAAGCGGCCATCGCACCGAGCCCGGACAGGATGGGAACCAGCCAAGACTGATTACGCTGCATCCAATCGCGCTCTTCGCGCTGGGGCGGCTGAAGATAACGCACAGCTAACTGAGTGAGATAAGAAGGCGGAGCCCCGTAGGAACCGGGGGGCTGTGCCTGACCGGCGAGGCCACCAGACGTCCCCTGGGCATTCGCTGCGCGTACCGCTGCGATTTCTTCTTCGGTCACACCCGGAAGACGCCGAATAAGACGCTCTGCGTAATTGGGATCACCGCCCGCATTGTACGTTTCGGATATGCGTCGAGCGATTTCTGGCCTGCTCAAATTGGACCAGTCAACGTTCGGATTACGCGCAGCGATGTAATTAGCAGCCCACGGAATAGCTGCGTCGATACGTGCTCGATCTTCCAGAGCCAGTGGCTGTACGCCGTACCCAGGATCGCGGGCCGTGCTTTCGATAATCTGCATCGGATTATCGCGTCCACGAGGGTTACGACCATAATCGCTCTCGACAGCGCCAACGGCTGAAAGAAGATGCGATGGAATACCAGAACTGCGGGAGGCACCTTCAAGAACCGGCAGCCATTCTTCTGGCACATCGGGATTACCGCCCCGCTCATACCCGTGGCGCTTGGTAAAAGCGACTAAACCGACTGCCTCAGGGTGCTTCTTCTCGACATCCTGCGCCATTAAGCCGATTTGCTTTTCGGGCTCACCCTTGTAGTTATACCGATACACTTGCTGACCATCGAACAATTTGCCGATCGGCTCGATGTTGTCTTTCATCCGACGATCAGAGCCAGTCATGCCATAAATCATGGCGGCAGTCTTGGCCATATCCAGAGTGCTCTCGAAGCCGCTCTTTTGTTTACTCGGTTGGCTAAGCTGAGCTGGCTGCAGCGTCTGAGGCGTAATGGGCTTAGACAAGTCCTCAGGGACATACTCGTCTTCGGCTTCGCTATAAGGGAGACCCCCCACGGCAAGACCTTGCCGAATAGCGCCACCTCGAGCACTCTCGATCGGAGGAAGGTTTTCGACAGTGACTGGCGCAGGCATAGCGCTAGGCTCGGAAGAACCCGACACCAGATTACGAAGATAATTGATGCCTGACTCTATCGCTCCGGGTTGAGACGATGTGCCGCCTGCACCCACCAAGCCTTGGGTGCGACCCTGCAAATTACCCGTGGCATTTGCTTGGCCAGGGGACCCGAATAGCGCTGACTCAGCAGCACTTCCCAAGCCCTTACCCACCCCATAGGCTCTTTGAATATTTTCAGCTGACCTTACGCCACTTTCCAACGACTGAGCAGTAGAAGGCTGAGGCTTTGCTTCAACAAGTCTAGCTTGCATCAGCTGTCGCGCTTGTGGATTAGATAAAGTTATTCCATACGGACCGCCGCGACCACTTGAAGAACCATACAGGCCCTGTCGGCCATACGGAAACATGTTCTGATGCGACGTCAGAAGTTCAGCTAGCGCGCGATTGTAATCAGCTCCGCCGCCGTCAGCGAATCCGAGTCCCGCCGACTCAGGATGAACCGCCCCACCTTCGGATTGGTATGCTAGACCGCCTCGGGCAAAGTGGCCACGATTAGCTGCATCGTCTGTGGCGCGCTCATAATCGACTGTTTTAAATCCGCCCGCCAGACCGACCGCCTCTGGGTGCTTATGTTCGACATCTTGTGCGACTAGGCCGATTCGAGTACCGGGTTCACCCTTGTACTTAAACCGCACGATCTCTTGACCATCATAAGTCTTACCGATGGGCTCAATGCCGTGTTTGAGCCTTTCATCCGAGAAGAACGAAGTGGGCTGAGTGGTAGTCGCTTGTGTGGTCGAACCAGACAAAGCACCTGTACCCATGGCGATGTTTGCCAGGAACTGCGCAACCTGGAACGGGTAGCCCTGCTGCTGCAGGAACTGATTATATAGCGCTTGGTTCTGTGCCTGCTGGGTCTGCTGTTCGATTTGACCAGCACCAAGCTGCGCTTGACCGCCTTGAATAGCGGCCTGTTGCGCGCCCGCGCCAAGACCAGCCAACCCTTGGCTGACACCAGCACCGATGCCATACAAGCCCTGACCGAGAGCAGCCGCCTGCTGCGCCGTGGTGGCGCCCTGCCCATAGAGCTGCTGTGCTAACGCTGCTTGCTGCTGGGCAGCGGTCATGCCTTGGCCGAAGCCCTGCTGGCCAATACCGAGGAACTGCTGAGCCGCCTGCTGCTGCGCCTGCCTGTTGGCCTGTTCAGCCGCCAAGGCAACGCCTTGTTGCTGCTGGGCTGCTCCAAGCGCCTGTCCATAGCCCTGTTGATAGATGTTCCCAAGAGCCTGGGCGGTTGCAAGGTTCTGCTGCTGCGCCAGGGTCGCTTGAGCGATTTTGCCGCGATCGCCGCCGAAAGCGCCACCCCGGATTTGTTCACCGAGAATGCGCTGACGTTCTTGTTCCTGTTGCTGCCGCAAAGCCTGATAGGTCGGCTGCGCCACGGCTTCGGTATAAGGCGACATATACGCGCCAACATTCAAGCCGCCCGGTGCTACCTGTCGTGCGCCAGCTAACCCATAGCCAGTAGCCAGAGCCTGATAGGGTTGTGCGCCAGCTTGAGCGCCATAGATGTTGGCTGCAGCAGCCTGCTGCAATGGAGCAGCGACGGCTTGACCACCATAAAGACCCTGCGTGGCAGCCTGATAATAGGGCTGCGCCTGAGCCGCGCCGCCTAGCAGGGCAGTACCGGCAGCGCTGTAGTAAGGCTGCGCAGCACCGGCTGCTTGGTTCACATTTGCAATGCCAGCCTGTTGCGTCTGGGTAAGAGGAGCAACGAATTGACCACCATAAGGTGTAAATGGCTGCTGAGCAACCTGCTCGGCACGAGCGTTGACCGCATTGTACCTAGCTAAGACCTCAGGCGGGATCGATACCGTTGAGGACTGTGTAGTAGTGCCGCCTTTGCCACCGCTCATGGTCGGGTCCTTACAGAGAGGTAAGCTCTAATTTGCTTCTTTCCATCCCCCTGTACGAGCTTTGTACAGGAAGAAGGCACCAGCAGGATCGCCGAATTGGCGTTCATACATTCGTATTTTAGCAGTTGTGCGGCTGTTGCTCAATACGCCTATCATCAAAGGTAAATTGAGCCCATCAGCCACAGACTTGGCGAACTCGCAAAGACGGGCAGCTCTGCCCCCTTTGGCGCTTCGAAATTCTGGATGAACAAATATGGCTCGTTCCTCCAAGACTTGTTCGTCCGAATACCATAACACAGTCGTGCGAAGAAGAATAGCCGCTTCTAACGGCCCATTGTCCTCTCCGATCAATCCCATAATCCCGCGATTAAGGTTTAGAGCTGGCCATATTTCTTGTAGCAGCTTTTCTGGCTTAGGAGCAACGAATCCGTTTTCATCGCAAGCCATCATAGCTAAGTCCATGACGTTGTGAACGTCTTCCGCCGTCCCTATTCTAACTTTAATGTTGCTCATATTTTCCCCTATCAGTTTTGTTTAGGACCGGGTAGCTTCTTCAGCGTTTCTATCGTTTTAGCCCGATAAGCTTTGACGAATTCGTCCAAGATTTTGTGCCCGTCTTCCATCGATCCTTCACCGATTCGTATAACGTCATCGGGAGTTAGAATAAATTCGCCACCCGCCACGATGACCGGAATTGTCTCCGAATCGGCAGAGGGGTACCGCTGTTGAGGAGAAGTGAATATAGCTTTGGCTACTTTAAAGCCAGCGGCAGTATTGCCTTCTCCCATAGCTGACACGATATCGGCTGGGATCACGTAAGACCCCGAAAGTACATGAATAGGCAAATGATCAGTACGCCCGGCAACCGGGCTCATAATGGCACCGGAAAATACCTTACCTAGGGTAGATGCATTTTCGGAATTCTGAGCTCCGCCGGTAGCCGATCGTCTGGCCGTATTTAGAGCAGCCGCAATTGCTTGGTCGCGCGGGTGACCAGCATGGAGCATTTCGCTGATGTTGGCACTAATCGCGGCCTGGGATTTCCCACGTTTCAACGGCATGGCTATGCCCCCACCGAATAGGTGACGTTCAATTCCTGGCCGGTGCCGACCACGATCACCAGCCCATTGGTAAACAGCAGGTTCATCGGAAAGACCCCTACCGTATTGCCAATCGTGGCAAGCTTATTGGCGGCAGAAACCCCGGCAACCGTGTTGCTGTTGTGAATAGCCCCAGCCGTGGTGCCAGCAACCGTCACAGACACATTGATCAGCCTGCCCGGCCCAGTAAACACCAGCGTATTGGCCGAAGCCGTGGCAGAGGTGTTGGAGCCATAAATGCGCTGAAGCGTCTGATTTACTGTATTGACGGCAATAACGCCGTTCTTCTGGATGGTTGCGATATCGTCAAGGCTCGCCATGGTCAGAATTTCCCGTCAGGAGCAAAACGATAGCGCATAGCGCCCATACGCCAGAATGAATCGATGTCGTTGCTTTCAATCCTGATCGACACCAAGCGACCACGGAAACGCGGCACAATATACTCAGTCGCCTGGACCACATCATAAGGCCCATAGACCTTTGGAGTATCGCCAGGATAATTCAGCACATAGAAGGTCAAAAGCAGGTTGGCGTCCTGAGTGCCACCATAGTAACCCCATTTGGCATCCGGCCAGAACTGGTCAATGTAGGTCAACACATCACCATCAGAAAGGACAAAATAGCCTGTCTGAAAATAAGAATTCATCGGCGCTCCATCAGCATTAGGCGAGGTTTCATGCTGATAGATCAAGCCTTCAGGCGTCGCACCGATAGGTGGCCCAAGAACAGATTGATTGATCCAAGCCGTCCTAGAAAGCGTTCCAAAATCCCATTGGTTCAAGCCGACATTGTATTTCACATAAGAATTGATTTCACCGCCATTCCCAACAGTCGGATAAAACCATGAAATCTCATTAAACCGAGAATTCACGGCAACCCGAATTTTATCCAAGCTTGACGTATCCAAATCTTGAAAGATCACATCCCAGACTGGGCATTGAATTGGCTGCACGCCATTCGGCGAAAGCATAAAGAACTGGCTTTGAGACATCCAGTAAACCATGCCATTCAATGATGCAGCAGCCTTGGGGCCGATCAGCCCGCACCCGGTGCCAATTTCATTGAAGGAATAGACATAGGGCTGGCCAACATACTGCATGGCCCACAAGGCCAAATCAGTCCAAACCAAGCCCTGCTGCGGTCCCTGGATACAACCAACAATCTTTGACCCCTTCGGGATGCGATAGGAACCAGCCTGATTGGTGATCAAGGGCGTCCATTGCTGGAAGTTCTCAACGTCGCACCAGCGGATCAAAAGAGGGTCTTGAACACCATTAAAGGTCGATGACCAAGCTATGATCTGGCGCTGCGGCATCGCCACAAAAATACCAGCATTAGCTACAGGAGCTTCTGGGATCACATTTAATGAAGGCGAATTGGTATGCGGATCCCATTGATAAATAGGGCCGCCAAGAGGATCGGAAACGGCAGCACCAAAAGTCAAACCATTGGGGCAGGCAATTAGGATTTCACCCCAATTGTCCAGCGTCCAGTCCGACGCAACAAGCTCATCTCCGGTGGCTGGAGAAAGAGTAATGCCAGAGCCGTAGCCGCCAACGCCATAACCACCAACGCCATAGCCACTACCGACAGTAAGAGGGCCAAAGGCATAATAGTAATTGTAAGCAGCATCTCCACCATTAATGAAAGCATTTGCCGTGGAGGTAGCAGCATTCGGCGCATTGATTGAGAATTCATTGGCATTGATAACCTCCGTGACAACATAGTTGCCAAAGAGCGTAACACCACCAATCGCAGTAGAAATCAAAACAGGGTAAGTATCCCCAACAGAATACCCGTGATTGGCAAGCGTTACATTTACAACCGAAGACCCATTCGTGGTGTCAAATTCGGCAACGGCGCCGCCATTCGCCACAGCAGATAAAGGAATAAGAGGATTACCAAGGGCATCAACCAAATAAATATTGTAAGTGTTTGCGCCTATTTGATAAGTCCTAAAAAACCCAAAAACAATAATGCCCCCAACTGCGATGTGCGTGAGAACAAAAACAGAATCATAATTAGTGATATTGCTTCCGGTATCCTCAATAACAATTTCATTTGAGGAGGTAGTCGTGGTTACATCAACGGCCACATCGTGCCGATCAACCTGCGGCACTAAATTCTTCGCATTCCCATTGGATATAACATAAATCGGCGCCCCAGGCGGAGGGCTTATGATTGAAGCTTGAGCTTCACATCCAACAGCCAGGAACTTGTCACCATTGGTATCTTGCCAAGCCAACATAGCCCTTGGCGTTGCGCCCAATGAATCGGGATAATACCGGGTCCACCCGCCAAGCTTTTGCGGCAAACCAATCCCCTGCCGATCTGGCACAAACCGAATAAGCTGGCTTTCCGAAAGCGCAGCCTCGTTCAAAGCCGGGGTGCGGTTTTGATCGACGCCAGGGATCAATTTGAGGGTGGCGTGCGGCATCTGTTAGCCCCTGGTCGGCGAAGCGACAGGAGCAGGCGACATCGAAGTCCAGCCCGAGGATTGGAACTTCTTCCGCGCCTCTTCCACCATCGCGCTCTTCAACAGCGTCTGATACTGCGTTTCATAATTCACCGGCATCTGCGGGTCATTGGCAGCAGCCGAGATGAAGTTGCGCTGGAAGGCGCTGATATAGATCATGGAGGCCATGATCATCAGGTCGGGCAGATAAAGCGAAACAAAGGTTGACGTATTGGTGGCTGAAAGCGAATCAGGCCGGAAAGTGCCAACAATTTCAACCGTGTAAGTATTATCAGCCCATGGGCCAAGAATGAGCGTGTTCTGGTTGAACATGGCAAAATAGAATGGAACGCCAGCCGAAGCGCTGCTGACATAGTTATAATTCATCCATTCCTTGGTGACCGGCAGAAGGGCTGTGCGAGTGCCATCATTTGGAATGGTGGTCCCGGCAGGAGTGATCACGTTTACTTCTTGAACCGTGATAAAATCGGCAATCGGGAAGGTTATCGTCCGGCCATTCTGGGTTGTGGTATAGCTGCTGACCGAAGTTACCGTTTCAAGCAAGTCCAGATCACGGTAAATGCGGTTTTCCGCATAGGTGATCATCTGCGGTAGAATTTCTACGAAATTAGGGTCAGTCTCCGGAACGACCGCCAGGGTGGCGATCTCCGTCACATACTGGGAATACGTAAGCCCTGTGGTCATCGAAGAAGCCCTCTTCCGATAGGACTATAAACATCTTGAATTTCGAACACAATTACCTTGTGTTTCTACGTATAACCTCATCTTTGGCTTTTGAGCCAGCCGAAGAGCCAAAATAGTAGGCAACGACCCCGCCCCAGGCCGTCCCCAAGGTTCCCAACATCACCAACATAGCCTCAGAACCACCATGCTGCGGGAGGCCATTGCGAAGCATGTAAAACAGAACACCAAAATACCCGACTGTAATTAGCCCTGCCAAAACGCGCGGCGTCCAGTCTTTGGTTTGAACCTCACGGTTACGGGCCGAATCGCGGTCCTGATTGGCAATCCGTTCCAGATCAATGTCCAATTCTCGCATTTTGACGGCAAAGTCGTTTTCAGCGTTTTTTAAGGCCAATAGCTGCTCTGGGGTGGCCCTGGCAGCAGCATCGGCAAGCTCCTGCTCAGACCCGTCAGGCTTGCCAAGGAGGGCTTCTGAAATGGCCCTGGTGGCCATTCCCGCCAGAGGACCGCCCACCGCACTGGCGATGGTCGGCGCGACCGTACGGACAAGGTTCAGAATTCCATCCATGTCACTGCTCCAGCATGAAGGTCAGGTTTTGATGGCGCGGATAGGTTACCGTACGCTCACCCTCAGGGCATTTATACTTGATCGTCGCCAGCAATGTTGCACGGCCTGGGCTGACTGTTTCTTTGTCCGATAAGGTCAACAGATAGGTGAACGTGTCGATTTCTGGCCCTGCTGGACCAGTAAACCGCGTCATACTTGGAGTAGCCTGATGGATAACGCCAATCCCATCTCGCACTGTAACCTCAAACCCCTCTACCGAGCAATCGTCGCGTTTTTTGACTCTGGCTACCGTTACCGTGATTGGCTGCCCAATCTTGGCAGACTCGATGTGGAAATGCTCCGGCGCCCAGGCGATAATCTCGTTCTTGAACCACCCAAATTTCTCCCCAGCCGTGTAGCCGCCAACGACCAGCGCAAAGCTGGCCGTGGCAAACTGAAGAATTGGCGTAAGTTTGGGTAATTCCATCACGCAGCCTCTTGTTGAACCCCGGCCATAAAAGCCGCATTTGCCTGCAATCTAGGATCATCTGGCGAGTGCATTAAAGCCAATCTTCCCTGCTCCATGGCTACGTCCTTCATGCCCATGTTCCAAGCTGAAATGGATGCCAGATCATGCGCCCAATGGCCCCAGACAGCAGGATCGCAGGTATAGACCAGTTGTTTGTCTTTAATTTCCAAGGCCCGCATGGCAGCCGCATAGCAATCGGGCCAGCGGCTCTGCCGGTAATACAACAGCGCAAGCTCGCACCAGGGTTCACGAGTGTTTGGAGCCTCACTGGCGGCAAGCTGGTAGTACTTCTCGGATTGCCAAAGATCGCCAAGCTCACCATGGGCCTTTCCAAGCAGACGGTAAGCATAACACCGCTCATTCGGCCATGTGGCGCCCGGCAAAGCCAGATATCGGCGCAATTCGGCGATCGCATCATGCCAGCGGTAATTGAAAGTAAGCTCGCGGGCATAATAGAACGCATTACGCGGGCAATGCGGGTCTTCCTTGACCGATAAAGCCAGCAGATCAAGATATTGGCCACGGCTTTTGGTCGGGTCTGGGTGGTGGCTGACCAACAGCATGTCAGTATCGGCCCAAACCTCAGTGATCCGGCCATCCGCAACCGGGTATTCATGGCATGGATGGTGCCAGAAATATCCCTTGCGGGCGTGGATTTTCTCATATTTGAACCGGATACCTGCACCCCAATCAAAGTAATACCGCAAACGGGTCGTTCTGGGCGTCCAAACGCGCTGAATTTCTTCCCGCCAGCCGGGTTCCATCATCTCATCAAGATCAAGGCTGATGCAGACATCAATATCACGCGGCAAAAGCGCCAGGGTGGCGTTTCTGGCATGGTCAAACCGCCACGGATTGATGGAAATATTGGCCACAGCAGCCCCGCAGCGTGCTGCTTCTTCTGCGGTGCCATCATCACTTCCAGTGTCTGCAATCAGAATAACATCAGCATCCTTGGCCGAATTGCAGAACCGCTCAACAAAGTGCTTTTCGTTCTTGCTGATCGCATAGACGGCGATTTTCAGCCGCACTTCATACTTGGAATAGATGTAAACGCCAATTTCGCCATCGATATCAAACCAAGTAGGCACACCAAATGCCTGCCTTACATCGGCATCGGTCCAATTGTCAGTGACATGCGCCTCATATGGATTGCCCTCATATTCACCCTGCGGGTAATGCCCAAGCGGGATGCTGATCACCACCGTATCAGCCCAGCGCTTGGCCCTTTCTACCAATTCCATGGCGTGATCTACCGGCATATGCTCCAGCACATCACCCAGGAAGCACAGGTCAAAATGCTCATCCGTATCCCATTCACGGACATCGGCAATTTGAAGACTGGGGTACAGGTCTGTCAGACCGTATTTTTCGACGTATGGTTCCCAGATTTCCACCCCAGTCCATTGGAGCTTTGGGAACATCTTGGCGTAGGTGCCTTGACCGCATCCAATATCTAATGCGGTTTTTGGAACAGGTATGCGGGCTAAAGCCCAGGCAATGCTGGCCTTTCCCGATTCAGAGCTAAATGGCATGTCATCCCCTTCATGACAGGTTACTTGTCAACCTTTCGGTCAAGCTTATCAAAGATTTGCTTGAGGATATCTTTTACTTCAAGAATGTCGGCGCGATAATCATGCTTGCTGACATATTCGGTGTGAAGCTCACGCTCAATTTCCTTCATGTCTTCTTGAAGGGCGCGAACGCTATCCCACACCACTTTCAGCAGCCAGCCTATAGCAGCGCCGCAGGCCCCAACAATGATGTTGTAGAGGTCCTGTGACATTATGATGCCCTCGCCTTAGTTTCTGGATGACCAAGAAATGAACGCCACATATCTTTCCTCATAAGTCATTGCTGAATAAGCGTTCGAAGCTCAAAAATCTCCTTCTCGATCTCATTCAATCTTTGAAGGATTTTTTCTTGCTCAGTGGGCATTGGCATTTCTGGCGCATCGGTCTTTTCCATTAAGACCCAAACATGTCCAGTGAAATTAGGAACCATATTCCCTTCAGCAGGCATAGGTTCAACAATTGTGGAGCGCCCCTCGATTGGTTCGCTAGAGAGCCATCCATTTATATCATAATAGTACATCTTTTTGGTCCTCCTTCACTATCTTATCCTGTAGTAAATAACAGTGCCGCCAGTTCCAGCGGAGGTAGATGCAGTAATAGGAACCGATATGGTTTGTGGTGAAGTTAAACTAACATTTTGAACTTTAATGGCTTTAGTAGGTACATTTGCTGCTACACTACAGAAGACAAATAAAATACCATTAGAATAGGCAAAACTGGAAGTTCCTGAACTAGAGCCAATAAACTTGGCGGTAGTCCATGTTGTTCCATCTGTAGAATAATAAGTTGCATTGCCATATCTAACAACAAATCTCGTACCGTCATAATAGGATTGAACGCATTGTGTATTTGCAGCAATCCCAGATATAGAGCCAGATGTCCAATTTAAACCATCTGTGCTTGTCAGAAAAAATCCAGATAGCCCCATAGCAACTATTTTTGAAGGGCTTGATGCAAATTTAACCTGAGTCCCTATAAATGAGTTATATATAGAAGGGGCAACAGTTCTACTGGTCCATGTTATTCCATCGGGGCTTGTGTAATATGTCCCCGCAGTACTTGTTGCAATCAAAAAAAGCCCTGCTGACTGCGACCAAGTTATTACGCCAGAGCCTGGGAAATTAGCAGCAAGTGTGTTTGAAGGTAATGTAGTTAATGTCCATGTAACTCCCAAGTCGGAAGAGTAAGCGGCAGCCGTTGTGGAGCCAATTGCGACTAGCCTTGTTCCATTATAAAAAATATCCTGGGGGGCTGAGATGCTTGGAATAGTAACTGAAGTCCAACTTATTGCGTCTGTGGAATAAATCGCACCATTTGTTGTTGTTGTTGACGCAAAAGCAATAAACTTTCCCGCAACAAACACAATAAGAGAGTAATTAATCGTTGGATTTGGAAATGTTCTCTGAGTCCAATTAACACCATCTGCGCTGGTGTAATAAGAAAAACCAGCACCCGAGCTACCAACAAAAGTATTTGTGCAATAAACTCCAGAAGAAGGAGAATAAGCGATAATAGGAAGGGCCTGAAATCTAAATAAACCATTCTCAGGCCCTGAAAGTAGAGGATGCGGAGATAAAAATAGATCTGGAAGATAAGAATATTCGGAGGCATAGGGAAACGGCGCAGTTGGAGTACTTGTAAGCCACTGACTGCCATCTGATCTTGTAATTAAGTCGCCATCATATAATTGATTAAGGTTGCTTCCTATGGGGAAGCCAGAACCATAAAACTGAGATAAGTTGCTCATTATGCGAGCCTCCAAGTTGAACCGTCAAAAACCAATTGGAAGCTAATATTAGGACTACTGACAATCATATTTTCAGCAAGCCCCATTATCGTGCTTCCATTCCTGCCAATCGTAATATTGTTTGTTGATGCAAAAGCACCAGAAGCAATTAAAACGTAGTTGGTCGCAGAAGGCGTGGCTGGAAGCGTGATGGTTAATGCTCCAGCAGAGCTATCACAGAAAATCCAATCGCCGGAAACCGCAGTATAGTTTGATGTCTTGATGGACCATGAAACGCCCGAGCCTGTAGGCCCCGTCGGACCAGCAACGGTTGAAGCTGCGCCCGTAGGACCAGTCGGCCCAGTAGGACCAGTGGGGCCAGTAGGCCCAGTCGGACCAGTTGGCCCGGTGGGACCAGTTGGGCCACTCACATTGTACGCAATAGTCGTAACAAGATGCGATTGCGTATTGTCGCGCATGCGCAAGCTTGCAGTCGGCGTTCCGGTCTGCGCTTGCACATAAACATTCATCAAAATACGGCTTGAAATGCTGCCAAGCGTGGCCGTTGGCACATATAAATCATACTCAAGAAGCGTAGGTGTTGCTGTTGCTACAGGTGTTCCAGATGCATAATCACCCGTAGCAAGCGTTTGCAAAACAGTCGTGCCATCGGACGCGACTTCCTGAAACTCCGTCCAAAAACGATACGTTGACCCGCCCGATTGGTGAGACATCCAACCTTGAAGTGTCCAAAGACCCCCAACAAAAGATGAATTCCCTGGAATCCCCGCAGCCGTAACAAATGACCCAAGCAAAACAGCCGTGCTTGCATTTGTCGTTATGGAAAGAACAGTTTGTGCGCCAGTATTTGGAATCGTAAGCAAATTATATGCTTGCGGTCCCGTTGCCGTTGCACCATCAAGGAATAACGTCAAACCAACAGAAGTGCCGGAAGCGCCGGTAGGACCGGTAGGGCCAGTTGGACCAGTTGGACCAGTAGGCCCCGTAGGACCAGTAGGTCCGGTGGGGCCAGTAGGACCGGGGACAAACGAATCAGCGCCTGTCGGCCCCGTAGGACCGGTAGGGCCAGTCGGACCAGTAGGGCCAGTTGGTCCTTGAATTCCTTGAAGCCCAGTTGGGCCTGTCGGACCAGTTGGCCCAGTGGGACCGGTTGGCCCTGTAGGACCAGTTGGCCCAAAAGGTCCAGTTGGCCCAAAAGGCCCCTGCGCACCGGGAGATCCAGTGGGTCCAGTCGGACCAGTAGGACCGGTATTGCCCTGCGGACCTACAGGGCCAGCAATACCCTGCGGCCCCGTTGGCCCTGTGGGGCCTGTGGGGCCTCGGTTGCCAGTCGGGCCAACATTGCCCTGCACACCCTGCTGCCCCGTAGGGCCGGTGGCTCCAGTGGCGCCTGTAGGCCCTGTGGGGCCAGTTGCACCGGTCTGTCCCGTAGGACCAGTCGGGCTTGGATTTAACGCAGCAACATCAGCAACAGTCGTGCGGCGCGAAGTGCCAGCCTGCACAATCTCAAGCTGCTCAGAACCATTGAGCGCAATGGCCGGAGGAAGATTCGGGATTTGAATGTTGCTCATGGTGTATTTGGTCCCGTCTTCGGCACTTCAGTGTTATTATACGGCAGGCCAGGGTCATTATTGCCAGGAGCATTCGGATCAGTGCCGGGCTCCTGATTAAGCCCGCCGGGAGGCTCACCAGTCTGCTGCGTCACACGATCCTTATCATCCTGGGTAATGCGAACATCACCACCGACAACAGGTATGTTTGTAACAGGATCAACCGTATTTTGACCAGATGTATAACGAGTACTGGTTTCGTCTTGCACGAAGGGTTCAACACGCGGATTAACAATCGGCACGGGATCGGCGGGAACCACGATCGCTCTCAATTGTTGCTGTGGTGTGTCATAGCATGTATTACAAACCAGAAGGCGCTTATTGATCAAGGATGCCCCGGCCCAGTCATACTGCCATTGCAGACTAACATGGTTATAACGAAATCCACACCTGTCGCATATAGCATGAGCTTGAGGGTTGCTGGCGCTCGTTCTAGCGCGGCCTGCTTGTGAAGCGTACGCCATAACAGCTCCTCAATTAAGGTCTATAATACCCAGACACCTGCGGAGTGATGTATTGAGAGGCAGTTTCCACGTTCTGATTGTCGGCTACATTGTAGCTTTCGTCAGCCACGAGCTTCAATGCAGGCGCCATTTGTGGATTCCACACCCGCGCAAGCCGATAGGACAAAGCATCAGCAAAAGCATCAAGCCACAGGTATGGAATTTCAATGGTTTGACCGTTAGTGAATTCCACATCTTGAAGCTGAACGGCACGATAATATTTCAGATACTGAGCGCTTTGACCATCAGGAACGGGCCACAAAGTCACATTGCCGTTGATCAAGCGATCCTGCCAGTAAACCGTAGGAAAGCCCTGCTGTTCCTTATTCGGGTAGCTGGCGTATTCCGTGCGGCTGATCGGTAGGATCAGGCGGTCAATCGGCTGCGAATTGCCATTATCCACCGTGATGTAAGCATCCAACATAACCACGGTGTTTTGCGGCACCGTATAGGTCGCTTGGCCAGCATTCAGCGTGACCGTCTGCAAATCCACGGTCCAAAGGTTCACACCTTTGTTGGACCAATTTGCCAGAACCATGTTGGAAGCCATACGCGCGGCTTCCATATGCTCCTGGGTGATAGACGTATTTCGAATGCCAATCAGATTATAGGCATACAATACCATTTCGCCGAGCGATGGATCGAAATTGTAGGTCCCGCTCGTGGTCATAGCTTACCTCAGTAGGTTGCGTTGCCGAACTGCGCGATGGTCATCGTGCATGAGCCATTGCCAGCCGTCTGTTTTAACCGCACAAAAACCGGAGTTGCAGCCAAAATGCCAGTAGCCTTGGCGCTTTTGCCGACAATTGCAGCATCGGTGGCATCAACCCAGGTCATGCTACCAACAGCCACCGGGTTGGTCGGGCTATTCGGGTCATCCATGCTGGTTTCGACTGTATAAGTCGCGGTGCCGGTCACGTTCACTTGAATAACCGACTGCGCGGCAGCCCAAGTATCCATACGCACGAGACTGCTGTAGGTTGTGCCAGCCGTTGCATCGGTGGTGGAAACGGTTCTCGGTTGCATGTCACTTTCCCTTAATGCGAGCGGCTGCGACGTTATCCACCAAATTGGGGTATGAACGGCCTGCAGAACGCGCCTTCGCTTTGGCAATTTGAACCTGTTTCCGGCTCAAATGCTTTTCCTGAGCATCCTTCGGGGCTTCACGTTCCCAAAATGGCTTTTTCATATCAGCAATCCCACTTACGGAGGGACTTATTGATACGACTATCCGGGTCATGTGCGGAAGCTGCAGATGTCAGCTTAGCTTTCATGCCCTCCATCCTTTTACAAAAGCTACGGCGCCTAGCAGCAGCCATTTCGCTTTTGTTAGCTTCTTCTTTCGAAACAGGCGGTTTGATATCACGACCTTCAGCACGCAGCGAAGCGCGACCCTTTTCGTTTAGGCCACCTTCGGGGTTCTTACCCTCTTTACGCGTCCAAGCACCAGCCATGACACTCTCCAAAAGGAAAGATGGGGGCCGAAGCCCCCACCTAGATCAGTCGATTTCGACTGTGTGACGACCCTTTGCAGGGGTGCCAGCATGGGCGCTGGAGAGCGGGTTCATATTGGAACCAGCCCGGCCACCAGACTTACGGGGCTTGCGACCCGCATGAGCCTTGGCAGCAGCACCGTGAATCTTGCCCATAGCCTTGCCGCCGCGCTTGCGCTCTTCAGCAGCACCCATAATTTTGGGCGCATTCACGCGACGTTCCGGCTTGGAGGCCAGATCCTGTTCGTACTCTTTTGTGCCGACAGCGGGAGAATCCATCCTACCGCCGCTTGCGCGATGCTTACGACCCTTCATGGAGGTCCTCCTTACTGCTGGACATAAAGAACGGTCACCACGACATATCCAGCAGATGTCGCGCCAACCGGGGTTACAGTAACCACCACGGGGGCCGTGGTAGCAGCGGCAGTACCAGTGACGGTAACGCCATTCATCGCTGCAAGCTGCGCCGCCGAATAAGTGATCGCAGCGCGCCCGGCAGTCTTGGCATCAATGCTGCCAACATACTGCGTACCAGCGGCAGCAGTGCCGATGGTCAGGGTCGCAGAAGTGGCAGAATTATAAGCCGTCAGAACGTCGATGTTGAAATCAACAATCCGAGAACCAGCCGGGATATACAGCGTGGAAGAAACAGCAGTCGTGCTGTTTTGGGTGATCGAAGTTGACTGTGAGAGAACCGCAAAACCCTGGTTGGGGCCATTGGTTTCACCCTGCTGCAAATCGCCCGAAACAACAGGACCGCTAAAATGCGTAGCACCCATTTTTAGCCCTTTCCTGAGTTAGCCCCCAGCAAAATGCCGGGGGCTGTTACGGGGATCACGAAGTCGGGAACGACCCATAGATCGAGCGCCAGTTATAGTACCCGAAGGAGTACCGCTCGTAGCCCTTGACCAAGAGGTTGTCGGTCACGAAATCAACCTGCATGTCCGTCTCGAACTTGATGCGCTCCATGTAGGAGAGACCATCAATGTTCGTGAGCAGGAACCAAGCGTACTGCGAGGTCAAGAAGTCATTGACCATGTAGGATTCCGGCAGACCACCCGCCGTCATCATAATGGCATTGACATCGTTATCCGCAGTGCCCGGACGAAGTTCAGTCTTCGTCAGGCGAATCGCAACGGGTTCGAGCTGAGGCGGAACGACCAGTTTGCGAGCGCGCGCAAACACCTTAAGGCCCGCTTGGTCCTTAAAGTTGGTACGCACTGCAATCATGGCATTCAGCAGCGTGGCTTCGTTCAAGTCCACATCCGTGGTCGGACGGTTCGCCACAGTGCCACCATCGATCGGGTGAGAGGTAGAGCAGAGAGCCTGCCCGTCACCACCGATAGCCGCATTGTAAGTCGTCGCCGTATTCAGGATGTTCGCGCCGTAGATTTCCTTGGTCTGTTGGAAGGACTCGATCAGACCGAGGTTCGACGGATGGAACTGCGTCTTGTACAGGTTATCGTCGATCGCCTTGCGGGTGATCGCGTAACCCAACGCAATTTCCGTGTGCTCCTGGTTATAAACGAAGCGTTCGCCCGCGCTGTTGTCGAAAGCGGTCTGGCCGCCTTCGGTCTTGAGCTGAGCGAGGCCAAGGTACCGCATTTCAGCAGTACGTTCCAGCGCCATCTTGGAATCATGCTTGGTGAAGATTTTGTCGTACTGAGATGGGATCATCTCGTACTTGCCTTCAACACCACGCAGACCGGGGAGGAGCAGGTCCTTAATAGCCGAAAGATTAACAGCCATGGTTCATGCCCTCCTTACGAGATGCCGGTCGGGCCAGCGCCATTGCTGCGCAGCCACTCGTTGTTGAACCCGACGACAACCCAGTTATAGGCAGTAGTCGGATCGGCACCATTCGCACCCGGAGGCGAAGTGATCAGGTCAACCACAACAAACGGGAACGTCACAGTCGTACCAACAGAATTGAGGTACGCGCCGGAAATACCCGTGCTGGAGTTGCCAGAACCGATCGCAAACTGGGCATATTTGCCAACAGGCGAAGAGCCATAGGCGGAAAGAGTGCCAGAAATATTGAAGGTCGTGCTGTTGCCCATGACGACGAAACGAGCATTCGGATCGTCAATCACATAAGCAATCACATCACCATTCGCGTCAGAGCCGGGCCAGTAATTGGACCAAACGGTCCGTTTCTGGGAAACCGACACGTACTGACAGCCCGCAAAAACGCCCGCGAGGGTCGTGGTGCCAGGAGAACCCTGGGTGATGTAGCCATTGGCGGTACCAATGACCGGCATAACCGGATCGCCGAAATAAATCGGCGTGGTATTGGTAGAGGCAATGCGCCGTGCCGTCTGAGCGAAGGTGGGAGCCCCACCAGCGCCGCCTTGGTACTGCGCAAAGCCGAAGGGGGTATTCGTGTTTGCCACGAAACGTCCTCCGATTGAAAGCGCCGTTACCGCGCGCCGGGGCGGCTAGGTGCGAGGATTAAACGAATTCCTCCACACCGGGGGAGGAATGCTTTATTATAAACATACCGAGAATAGCTTTACAATAGGGAGAGTGAATGAACACTCTCCCCAAGGCTTTTTAGTCGTTAGGAATAGGCATGGGCTCATAGCCCTTGCTGATTTTGGGCTTAACTTTATCGTGGTCGCGAGTGAATTGCCCATCAGGAGCGGCACTGAGCTGCTGTTCCTTCACGCGGACCTGTTCACGTGCCCGGCGATAATCCAAACGACGCACGTCATTTGTAATTTCTTCGGGCCGCATCATAAGGACAGCACCCTTACGCTCGATTGTGTTTCCCGTCCACCCGTCTGGCATCATATGAGGATGGCGAGAAGCTGGGACATACTCCCAACCGCGCCGCATAAGACCGATTTGGTAGGCCGGGTCTTCTTGGCCCAACACCGTCTTACGTTTCCACTCATAAGTCCAACCCGGAGGGATATCCGAAGGGTCAACGTAATAATCGTCAATGCCTTCGTCCATGCCACCAAGGTGCTTACGGATTTCCTGAGCGCGCTTAGCTGCGGCTTCACGCGGGTCTTCCTCCCTCATAGCCTGCCTAGCGGGCGGGCGAGAAGGTGAAGAGGCCGACGAAGCTTCACTCTTACCGGGAGTGAGCTTGCGGCTGGATGCGAAATCAGTTTCGGATTCTTCGCTCAATGTATTTTCCCCTCTCTCTTGAGTGCCAGTTTGTTCTTAGCGTATTCTTCGGGAGACATACCCATCATTTGGGCCACTTCACGCTCTTCCGAAGTCAGCCTAACAACATTGGGCCGAGTCCCGTTAGCCGTTCCGGACCTTGAAACAGGCGCCGCAGCCGGGGCTGAACGCCTTTGAATCGGCTCTGAGGCTGAAGACATTGCCGAAGAGGATTCATTAGATATTCCAAGAAGTCTTTCTACAGTATTGAAATACTCCGGAGTATCTGCGGCAAGTCCATCTGCAATAGCAAATTGGTGCGCAGCAATCATTTTTTGTGTCAGAGCAGGATTACGAGCGTACTCGGGATGCGCCCTGACCCACGCTGCTGACTTTTCGGACAGATTGGAAGCCATCTGCTCGACAGGATCGCTATGCTGAATCGGCTGGATGGGGGCGCGATTCTGCTGCTTCTCCTCCATCGCTATTTTACCATTCTCAAGCTGATCAAGCTTGGAAATCAGTCGATTCATTTCAAGGTGAACTTGGCTGGCCCGGTCAAAGTCACCAGTCTCCATCGCCACCTTGTAGCTGTTTCTGAGGATATCGGTTTCCCTCTTAACAGTATCAATAGCATTGGTGACGATTTGGTAATACGACTTATCGACTTCTTCTTGCGCCTTCGCAGCTGTGCTGCTCAATTCGGCAGCACGCTTTTCAGCAGCAAGTCGAGCTTGACGCTCTTCTTCGATTTGACGACGAAGGTCTTCAATACTGGTTTCAAGGGTAGGAGCAGACGGCTTTTCCGCTTCCGCTTCTACCCGTATTTCAGAATCAGCACCCTTGTCGTTCTTTTCGACTTCATCGATAGTTACTTCGATTTCTTCTTTCTCTGACATCGTGATCTCCTTTACCATACCCTGTCCGGACGATCGATTTTGCCACGAATCAGTGTATCGTCGATGATTCGACACAATACATTGTTGATCGTGATGCTCCATCCATCGGAGGGCCTAAAAATGACCCAATCTCCCACATCGACAGAGACGTCTTTGAACCAGTTTCCTTCGTCGTCAACAAAGGCCGTAGGGCCTTTTGCGACCACCAGACCCACTTTGCCCTGATATTTATCCTCATCAGACACAGCGTCCGGAAGATAAATACCGCTAGCGGTCTTCTTTGGTCGCACGTAAACGGCCACCAGAACTTGGTTGTTAAAGATGCGAGTATTCTCGATGCCATCCCCCAAGGCTTCGTTGATAGCCTTGGCTGGATCCACGGAATGCTCCATAGTCATAAATGGCATTGTTTTCCCCTTTTCATCGTGAACTTTGATCCGATTTCGTCTTGGCGAGTTCAATCAGATCACCTACCGTTCGAAGCGCAGATATAGCGCCTTGAAGGTATTCGATGCCACCAGGGCCCACCATATTGGAAGGCACGGTGACTAGATTTTCTTTTAGCCGGTCGATTTCTTCCTCGACCAATTTCTTAAGCTCTCTCTCGAAGAGAATAGCGTTGGTAAGCACATGCAGCCCCCTATTGCTGCCCCCTATTTAGTAATCTGAGGGGTGGAGATCGATAGGGGAATAACGTCTCCACCCCCCTTCCATCGGAGATTCTTATAAGAAAGAACTCTCCGACGAAATCAAATCCGACGAGGCGGCGTCAGACCATACTCGTCGATCTTCTGCAGCCGCCCTTCACCACTACCGGCACCAGCGCGCATCTTGGGATAGATACGGCCACCCTTGGCCCGAGCCATCGGAGGCATACCGCCCGGCATAGGCGCGGGGCCTGCGGAAGGGGCCGGGACGGGCATCGGGACCGGCATTGGCATAGGAGCCGCGCCCATACCCGGAGGAGGCGCGGGAGGCGCCACGGGAACCGGCATCGCGGGACGCGGAGGCATAGCACCGCCACCGGGTTGCATCATGGGTTGCTGACCAGCACCCGGATTGATGGCGATGACAATGTTGGTCTTGCCCTTGGCGCGGCCACCGGCCTTGCGGCCCATGCGGCCCGTAGAAACATCGGATAATTGCTGGGGCATAGAAAGCCCGTGCTTTTCAACGGCGCGAGCAATTTTACGAAGCTCGTCGTCATTTTCAGCATTTTTAACCATTTGATCTAATACACCGGGCTTCAGCATTGCTTCTTTGGTATATCCACCAGAAGCTTTTGCAATCCGGCCACCAGTCGGGCGGGTGCCGCCAGTGTAATTACCGGCAACGCCACCCTTCTTCAGCCCTTCAGTGGACTGCTGTTTGTCGTGCTTGGCATCGAGAGCGGATTTCTCCCACTTCTCCATGCTCATACCATGCTTCTTGGCGAGCTTCTTGTCCTGCTCAAGATCGGCCTTGGAGTGTTCCCACTCCATATGGCTGACCTTGCCGCCCTTCTTCAGCCCCGCCATCTGGGCCATACGGCCCCGACGAAGGCCACTGAAGTCCATACGATTCGGCGTCACATTCGCTTGACGATTCGCAGCGGCCATCAGGGCCTGCGCGGCCATCCTCGGATCGGTCATTTGACCGCCGTCCATCTTCTTCGCGCGGCCACCCTTCTTCATGCCGCCCACGTGAGGCTTGCCGAGTTCAGCATTGGCCTCCTTAACGTTGCGATTGACCTTCGCTTCGGCGTACTTGGTGGCTTCGCCGCCCGTTTTGCGGGGCTTGCGATCAGCGCGATGGGCTGCTGCACCATGCACTGTGCCCCCGTGACGGTATTGACGAGGCGAGACAGGGCGAAGACCCGTCTTAGCCCCCGTGTTCATCATTTCCGGTGGGGTCCAAGAGGACGCGTCCACCTTCTGATGCGGCTCACCAGCGGAGCCAAGACGCTTCGCCTTGGCCTCCCGGTCCGCCCGGATTTTCTTTGCGTCGTGTTCGGTCATATCTGGTCTCCTAGGAGAAATAGTCCAGGCGTCCCTGGGCTGCCATGAGAACACAGCGAATAAGGGGCAGCTCCTCAGCGATATTTTGAAGCCAAACGCAAGGCCGCGTCAAGCATTCCTGTAGATTCAGTTTTACCTCCGGATTCATATCCGGGCGATTTCTGAATTACTTGCCGCCTGATATCCGGCCTTTCGCCAGTCTCGATCCAACGCGCAAAATCGCTTGGACCATACGTTGGCTGGCCTGGACGACCCACGTCAGTGACGCGGAAGTTAGGGTCCATAGCCGGGAGATTGGGGTTAAGACCACCCGTGCGAGCCAAATGCTCATATTGCTGTCTCACCATGTCTTTCGCCACGTCGTATCGACGCTCTGGGTCTATTCCGGATAACGCAGTGTAGCCCAATCGGTTATTGATGAGGTCCCACTGAGAATCAGGACGACCCATCATGGCGTTCCAAGTATCGCCACCGATTATCTCTTGCGCTCTCGCTACCAGAGGCGAAGTATATGAAGCGGCCACCATGTGGCGAATAGCGTCACGACCACCGCTCGAACTGCCCACCAGAGCTTCCCGAAAAGCACGTTGCGAAGCCTCTTCACCCTCGGTTAGCGGCCACCTGCGCCAATTACGCTCTTGCCATGCCTGCTCTTGGGCTTGCTCGGGTTCACGAGCAACATTTGCATATCTTTGCCGTACTGCAGCGGCTTGACGTTCCCACGGATCAGACTGGCGAAGCTCTTCGTCATACGTGTTTTCGGCTTCGGTGGGTACTTCGCCACCATTAGCGTAGCCCATTCCATTGGCGGCTTGCTGAATGCGGTTATCCAGATCACCCTGCGACACATACGTGGCGCCGTTCACACCCTCAATCGGCACTTGACTGGACAAAAACGGGTCACCGTCAACAGCACCACCATCGGCGCGGGTTATATCCGGATTCGAAGGGTTATAAGAGCCAACGTTCCCCACAGCCGACTTAATCTGGTGAGGAGTAAACACAACCACCTCCCAGAATTTAGCCTCTGGCCCCTCTGCATATTCATTCGGAGCTATAACTCCGTCATGTCCCTTTGCCTTCAGCTCCTCTGTTATCTTTTGGGCTTCTTCCTTACTCGTGGCAGCGGGGCGATCTTTGGGCCAGTAATAAGGGTTCTCAAGACGCGCATAAACGGGCATCACATTTGCACCCGGATGCACCTCTTTTCCCTCCATAGCCGCTGTACTCTTGTAGCTGGAGTAAGCAGATGCAGACTCGGGGCTGGCGGTCAAATAATGCCCCGCTCCATAAAACCCGTGATCGGTTTCCCCGACTTTTTTCGGGTCGAATGTCTTAATGTCTTTGTCCGTGCCGTGATACAGAACAGCGGGATTGCCCGATTCATCTACGATGTGGCTATTTTTGAACCACTTCGAGAAATTCTCGTCATCACGTTTGTATATACGCCCACCACGAGCTTCACCATCGCCGCCCGCTCCTCCGCCACCCCCATCGCCGCCTCCTTCGCCTCCACCGCTATCGTCTCCGGGTCCAGCGGCATCGGCAGTCGCAGCCTCGGAAGCTGAATTGGCGTTATCGGCTTCGGCAGCAGCCTGTGCTGCAGCTGCAGCAGCGGCTTGAGCAGCACCCTGATCAGCATCCTCAACATCAGCAGGAGCAGCGGGTCCAGTGATCGCAGCCATCGCCGCATCCAGCGGGTTGCTGTTTGGCGTCATGCCCATGGCCGTCTGAGCCATATTGCCCGCCACACTTGCAATTCCGCCAGGAGGTGCGCTCGCAGGCGCCGAAAGCCCTGTAGCTTCCGCAAGCCCCTGCGCCATGGAAGCAGCAGCAAGACCGCCTATAGCACCAGCAGGGCCACCCATGGCAGCGCCGATTGCTGCACCAGCCATCGCAGGCGCAGTGGCTTCGGCGAAGCTGGCGACATCAGTACCAAAATCGCCAGTGCTAGGAGCGCCAGGAGGGCCAGCCATGCCTGGGCCAACATCGCCACCTGCTTGCGACTGATCTAATTCTTCTTCAGTGAGTGGGGCGCTGTATCCTGCAGGGCCGTACGCTCCGCCATACGCAGCCTGACGACGCGCAGTGAGTAGAGCTTTGCGAATTGCCTTGTCATGGTCAACGGGGCCACCCGCAGCCTTCATGATATAAGGGCTATCGACCTTCGCCGGATCGAACTGGGCAAAACGTGAACGCAAATTTTCGGGCTTCAGCACCAAGTAGCTTATGCTGCCCGGAGTCTCGAATTGATTCACATACGGAATCACATCGTGCCCTTGGTCGAGCAAGTGCTTAGCGAACCGTTCGCCCGGCACACCTTCACCCGGATTCTTCCTACCAAAATCCTGGATGTGGGAGCTCAATTCGAACTCATCAAAGGGTGTTCCGTCTGCCTTCAAGTATGGCTTGCTCATGCGCATTTTGAGCGGCATGGTCTGCATAACAGGCTCGCGCGGTTCCCAATTGCGAGCGTGCGTGATCACTTGCTCAAAGCGATCAGCCGCCGCCTCCTTGGTGCCCACATGAATACCCGGCACTTCGTCGATGGGCTCGCCCGAAGTCACCAGATTGCTGTAGGGCTTGAAGCGCGTGATAGGCTTACGCGACTTGGTTACGTGATATACATCTTCGGTGAAGCCCTGCTCTTCCGCACGTCGCATGCGCGACTCGGGATCACGGGGGAGCTTATCCTTGCGACCAGCAGCTCTTAGGGCATTCTTGATCGCGGTATCGCTCATTGCGGTTTACCTTGTCGTGTTATGGCGGCAAGTACCTGTTTCGCCTGATGTAGGTGATGCTCACGTTCCTGCATCTCGCGCTCGTGCTCACGATCCTCAGCGTCCCTCATGCGTTGACGCTCAAGCTTCATGCGCTCGATTTTGATGTCGGCATCACGATCTTCAGCCCGGTTCACGGCATCGGCTGCAGCATTTAGCATCGAGAACCGAAGCTGCTCGGCCTTGTTCTGCGCATCCATGGCCTTGATGTCCACTTCAGCTGCACCGAGACCGGGTTCCCCAGCCATGCCGCCCGTGGCCAGATGCTGCGTCTTAGCGGCTATCTCGGTAATCTTCGCATCCGCCACCTTGGCTCGGGTGTCGGCATCCTGCTTCTTGATCTCGAGATTCGCCATTTTCTCCATAAGCTCGGGCGGCGGCTTGCCCTGGGCAGACGGAGGCGCGAGGAACTGCTCTGGATTGCTCCAGCCAATCGCACGCAGCGCCGCCGTGTCGATGGCGATCGGGTCGTACAGCCCAGGCTGCGCTTGCTGCAGTTGCTTCAGCGCCATGATCTTCATGATACGCTGGGTGTGGCTGGCTGTGTTGGGGTCAGCCTGCGGCACCAATTCGCAGTCGTTCAGTGCCTGCACCAATGTCTGCTCGTCCCATTGGCCCACGCACTTGTTATTGCGCTCCCACAGGCTTTCCGGGTGCTCACGGAAGCAGTCCACCAACAGCTGAAATTCACGTGCCTGCGAGGCGTGCAGACGCTTGTGCACCGAATTCAGTACTTTCTGCGCCTGCTCAATCATGGCGAGGGTAGTTCCGACTGGCGCATCTTGCCTGCCTTCGCCTACCACCATTTCACTGGTGCCGCCGATCCGCATGCCGGTTTGCGCGATATTCTCCACCAACGACATCAAAGCGCCACTGGGCTCCTTGTACGGCAGCGGCATGATCGCCTGCTGGATCGGCATGCCGTTGGTCTTCACCAGGGCGCCACCGCCAGGAGGTACGCGGAAGATGTTGGTGTTCTGACGCGCACCGGCATCGGCGAACAGGAAGCCTGGGAAGTTGGCGTACATACCCGCGTCAAGCAATTCGCGCCACGCAGCGGTCACCGCATTGGTGGTGTTACCGAGGATGTGCAACAGTCCGATATCGTAGAAACCGAAGCCGGGTGTAAAGGTGTACTTTACGAAGTTGCTGCGCGCGGTGGGCAGACGCTCGCAGTCCTCATTGTAATTCCGCACGATGGACAGAATCTTACGCGATGAGACATCGATCGTCACACGATACGGAATCTCAAGACCCGTGTCCTTGCCCTTCCACTTGTGCTCGAAACCCTGAATATTGAGCTCACAGTAGCACTCGTAGATTTCGCGGTCCCGGTCATCCGGGTTCATGGTCTCAGGTGCGATGCCCTGCTGCGCCATCTCCTCACGCTGCACGCTATCCAGATTCGGCGCGTTGGGTACGCTGAGGTCGATATCGCGATAGACACCGAGAATCTGCAGACGCTTCACAGTGCTTGGGCGCATGTACACGCGATGCGTAACGCGCTTCGCATTCTCAAGATCAGTCGCCGCATTGTTGACGATCAGGTCTTCGGCATCAACGGTCTCGCTGACGGGCCGGTTCCGAAGAGGGCAGTAATAGACCTTCTTGAAGGCCGTGCCGCCGAATCCCAGCATCAGCAGCATGCGGTCCGTGTCGGGATAGTACTCCGTGGCGATCGCCGTCAGGTAGTGATTGAGGTCCTTCTCCAGCGCATCGGCGAGCTCATTCTGCTGCAGCGTGGTCCTTACCGCGTCATTCCGCACTTTGACCGGCCCATCAGTCGGCAGGAGCTCAGAACGTGCATTAGCCTGGAAGCGCAGCACAGCCTCCAGCAGCAGTGGATGCCGCACCTTGGACATGCCTTCAACCGGAGCGCCCTCGACACTACCGCCCAAGCCCGGAATCTCGATCTTGAGACCCAGCAGCTTAAGACCCGTCGCGCGGTCCTCAATCCAGTCATTCCGGCTCGTGATGTCGTCGCGGATGCCGCGCAACAGCTCTTCACTGATGCGGCTTAGCTCCATCTCGCCGATCTGATCTACCAGATTGTCGAACCAGCCAGTGGGCTTGGCGTCCTGCGCCTTAGCTAGCGGCGACCCGTCGATGCTGATGGAGATGCTGCCATCTGGATGATCGATTCTGAGGAGGTTCCCGGCATCGTCGAACTCCGGAATATCCGACTCTTCATCGGCATCCTCTACCACGACGTCCTGTGCCTCAGGCATGGCGTCAGGCTCGGGTGCTGGAATCCGAATGTTAGGCGAGAGACCGGGTACTAGGGCCATTGGCTTGACTCCTCACGGGCATAACATAGCACCTGTTCAAACTTCATACAACGGTGGAAGCTCGCGGCGCCCACGGTGAAACATACCGTCGTGAACCTCAGCGGCCCACTCAGGTGCGCGGGTCAGTAATCCAAGATCGCGCAGGTGGCGGAGCGACATGCTCACCGTGTCCACCAAATCGTCGTGCTTTCCTTTGGGGAACGTGCCGACCTGCGTAATCACCTGATCAGCCCAAGCCCGGTCAGGAGCATAGACCATACCCTCGGCGAACAGATGCTGAACCGAATATAGACGCGCCAGCTTGTCCTGGCTCTTGGGGTCGATCAGCTGCACCATCCAGGGCTCGTGGCCGAATAGGCGCCGAAGCTCCTGGGCCACGGAGTGACCGGCAGCTTTATTCTCGATGATCAGCTTATCCACCTTCATCTTGCGACAGGTGTCGGCCACTTTGACGACCAGATCATGAAGCTCGACGCGCTCCATCCAGGCATTCATCAGGATAACGCGCGGAATGTCGCCACCCGAAGACGGCGAGTTGGGGAACTTCATCTGCACCGCCTCGTCGAACAAGTCGGACTGCTCCTGCTGCTGCGCCCTAGGCAGCTTCTGGTCGCGCTTCGTGTAGGCGGGTGTCGGCGCGCTGTGGCCCCCACTGAACACGCCCCAGACCGTCAGGGCGGAATAGTCGTTCTCGGTCCGTGTGGTGTAGGCGGTGTCGAGACTGGCGATCACGTAATCCATAGGCGGATATGAACCGGCCTCCCAGAGCTGCCACCACTCGCGCTTAATGACACCGCCCCCCGGTGGCTCAGGGCGCTGCTGCAGCTGACCGGCAGCCTTCCACGGCCCCATCTGGACCTCGAGCTGGCGTACCTCGTCCTCACCGAAGCGATCAGCCCACAGCAGCTCGCCGGGCTCAGTGCGCGGGTCTTTCCAGCCAATGGTGGTGACGAAGCTGCGGTCAGGTTCATAGCGCATCGGCAGGCACAGGTGCGTCCAGTCACCCGACTGCTTGCTTCCCATAATGTGGCCGGTCAGGTCCTCTTCCGACAGGCGCTGCTGAATAACGACGAATGCGCCGGTCTTGGGGTCATTCAGACGGGTGGACAGGGCGCCATCCCACCATTCGATGGTCGCGTCGATGACCGCTTCGGAGAAGGCATCCTGGGCGCCATTCGGGTCATCGACCACGATGATCGAACCACCTTCGCCGGTCAGGGCTGAACCCACGGACGTCGAGAGGCGAGAACCGCCCTTGTCGTTATCGAACCGAGTCTTGGTGTTCTGGTCGCTGGTGAGCTGAAATCGTCCGCCCCAGAGGTCCTGGTACCAGGGTGACTCGATCAACCGGCGACACTTCACGCTGTCGCGGAAGCTCAGCTGCTGAGCGTAAGACGCGTGGAGGAACTGCACGCCAGGGCCACTGGTCGGGCTGATGTGGCGTTGCGCCCAGACCCAGGCCGGAAAGGCCACAGAAGTCAGGCTCGACTTAGCACAGCGTGGCGGAATATTGATGATCAGTCGGCGAATCTCGCCGTCGCAGACAGCCTGCAAGTGTTCAGCTACAGCCTCAATGGGCCAGCCATCGACGAATGGGGACGAATCAATGTAGCGCCACGCGTTACGCAGGAATGTGTACAGGGTCTCTTCGCATTCAATGCGATCGATATTCCTCAACGTCTCGTCAGAATCGATAAGCTTCCCATCCAGCTGAACCAGTTTCACAATTCACCCCCTAGCCGGTTATTCTTCGAGTTCACCTCGTGCAGCGAGCAACGCAGTGCGCAGAGCTTCACGCTGATCGGGTGTGAGCGACTCCGCGTCGATGACAGTGCGAGCCTCAGTCTGAACCGGGCCACCATTCTTGCCGGTCACTTCGCTGATTTTGCGCTCGGTGTACATCTCTGGCTTATGCGCACGCAACAGGAACTGAAGCAGCGTGTCGCTGTACTTCGTCACGTGGTGAACTACTTCACCCTTGTAGAGCATCGGCTCTTGAACACCGACTGTGGCGCGACGAACCGCTTCACGTTCAAGCACGGCCACACCGGCATTGAATGCGTCTTCCCACTGCTTCGCGAATTCAGCATCTTCGCGCCGATGCAAAAACGCAGTGCGTGCCGTGATGCCTGCAGCCTCAGCCGCATCAACGACGGTGGGATACTGAGCCAAGTGTTCGAGGAACACGCGTTTGCGCTCTTCCGTGAACTCGGTCATCGGCTTTTTGCCTGAGCGAGTCTCATACACGATTGGTTTATCAGGCAGCAGTGGCAGCTTGATTTGCAATTCAGGCATGCGGAACCTCGATGCAACAAAATGAAGGCATGACGCATAAAAGCACGCGAAGCCACGAAGCCGCAAGAAAGCGCGAGAGAGGGCGGTCAAAAAATGCGGACGCACTTTGACCCCTGACGCAGCGCAGACGCCGAGAAAAGAGCCCGAGGGAGGGCGCTCTCACAGATCAGTCTGCACACCCTGCACATATAATCATTTGCAACGGCACAAAGATACGCTCCCCTCTTCTTTTCCCCCCCTTTTCTTTTTACTCTCTCTCTCTCTCTCTCTCTCTTGTGTAATAAATTGAAGTGTGTAGGTGTGCACAGGGGTCGCTGTCTCTCTCGACCCGCGTCGCGCCGACACTCTCGCGCCTGGTTTATGCACAAACTGTCCGCACAGCGTTACGCACAATTAACGCTTTGAGCACCCCTTGTGCACGCACTCGGCCTCCTCCAGTTCTTTTGCACCCGTTTTGCGCCTCGCAGTAGGTCAGTACACCTTACCTATCATATCTTCGATCCCCCTCGGCGCGGGTACTTCTCCACCCCTCGAAATGGGGTATATTGTAAAACAAAACGCGTTGTGTTCTAATACAAATACGGCGATCGGGCCGGATAGAGAAAGGACCTTACGATGACACAGACCATTCACCACGCCACCATCAAGCGCGCTGCCTCCCTCGGCCTCTCCATCACCGCTGACCGTGCAGGTCGCGTGACGATTTCCGGCGAAATCTTTCCCGGTGTCGAAAGCGAGTGGTGGTTCCCCAACACCGACGCTACTTCGGTCAGCACCTACGCCAAGGATATGCTGCAGGCCGTGTATCAGGCTCGCGTCTATGCGAAGGAATACGGCCTCGAAATCAAGCAATCTGCGCTTGG